AATATTATGAATTATAAATTTAAAACTAAACCATACGCACATCAATTAACTGCGTTGGAAAAATCGTGGAACAAAGAAAACTTTGCTTACTTTATGGAAATGGGTACAGGCAAAACAAAAGTATTAATAGATAATATTGCTATGTTGTATGACAAAGGCAAGATAGATGGTGCTTTAATTATTGCACCAAAAGGTGTTGTTAAAACTTGGTATGAACAAGAACTACCTACACATTTGCCAGACCATATAGAAAATGTGTCTGTATTGTGGCAACCAAATATTACAAAAACTCAAAGAGAAAAATTAGAATCTTTGTTTGAAATAGAATCTGCGTTTCATATTTTAGTTATGAATGTTGAAGCGTTATCTACAGATAAAGGTGTTAAATTTGCTAGTAAATTTATTAATACTCACAAAGCTATGATGGCCATTGATGAATCAACAACTATCAAAACACCGTCTGCAAGAAGAACTAAAAACATAATAGGTATTGGTAAACATGCAAAGTATAAAAGAATAATGACAGGTTCTCCTATTACAAAAAACCCGTTGGATTTGTACACACAATGTGAGTTCCTTGATCCGTGGTTATTGGACTTTAGTTCTTACTACGCGTTTCGTAATAGGTATGCTGAAATGAAAACGATGCATGTGCATGGACGTTCTATCCAGGTAGTTGATAAGTTTCAAAATTTAAGCGAGTTATCTGATACAGTAAAACAATTTTCTTACAGAGTATTAAAAGAAGATTGTTTAGATCTACCACCTAAAGTATTTATCAAACGTCATGTAACACTTACACCAGAACAAAAGAAAGTTTATGAACAGATGAAGAAAGCAGCTATAGCTGTGCTCAATGGTAAAGTTACAACTACCATGACTGTGTTAACACAGCTGATGCGACTACATCAAATTACATGTGGTTACGTAGCAGCTGATGATGGTACAACTCAAGCAGTAGAAAGTAATAGACTTAATGAGTTGATGTCTATCTTAGAAGATACTGAGGGTAAAGTTATTATCTGGGCTAACTATCAGTTAAGTGTAGGAGAGATTATACAGAAATTAATTAAAGTATATGGCAAAGATTCTTACGTTCATTACTATGGTTTGACACCACAAGAAGATAGACAAAACTATATACGTAGATTTCAAAACGATCCTAAATGTAGATTTATTGTAGGTACACCTCAAACAGGTGGTTACGGTATTACGCTTACACAAGCTAATACTGTTATTTATTATTCTAATGGATATGATCTAGAAAAAAGACTACAATCAGAAGATAGAGCTCATAGAATAGGTCAGAAAAAAACTGTAACATATATTGATCTCATTGCTGAGGATACTATTGATGAAAAAATAGTAGAAGCTTTACGTAAAAAAATAAACATTGCATCTGAAGTTATGGGTGAAGAATTAAAAGATTGGATCTAAACCAGGTCTACTGCTTTTCCAATAACTGGTTTGTATCTAGTTTTTCCATCTTCTCTGTATGCTCTTAGATATTGATGTCTTGGATTGAATGGTACATAGCTTGCGTGTATCCATCCAGAGTTAGGCTCACCAGGAGTATAATACTCCAAAATTAATTGATCTACTTCACAGTTCATTTTAACCCAGTCTGCTACCTCAGCGTTGTCAACTCCCATACATTCGAAATCAACCGCCTCAGCTTTTGCATGTTGTGATCCGATCGAGCTGCCGATGGCAACACACAGCTCAGGGCTACGATAGCCGCTAGTAACTTTTACTCTACCAAACTGATCACGTACTGGCTGTAAAATATTTTCACATAATGATTTTAATTTATCTATCTGATCAGCGTTAGGTTCGTTGTCAATACCTTTACGTATAGCTGTATCTGATTTAGTTAATTCCTGTAGACTAAAGTTTCTAGATAACTGCATTTTAAAACCAACCTTTGTCTAAAACTTTTTCTAGCAACAGAAGTGATACTGCCCCTACAGTACCCAATAACACCCAATAGATCTTGTCTATCTTACCGCCCAAATCGTGAACACCTTCATGCATATGTTTAACATCTTTTTTTAATCCGGTAATATACCCATAGATAGCAATTAAATGCTCTCTAGTATTTTTAGGTCTAATTTTATCTCCGTTTGGCATTATGTTCTACTCGCTATAACCTGTTCTTCTGGAGATAGTAACGCAGTCTCTGTCCGTGTCAAGTTAGTATTTGGGTTAATATTCTGCGCTGTTTTTACTGTAGGCATTGGTGTATTTGGTAATGGTGGTGTTTGTATATTAGCTTGTTGAACTGTTGTATCTTGTTGAGGTACACTACCCAATAAATCTTGTGCTCCTCTTATACCTCTTTCAATAAGACCTGGACCTAATTCAATAGGCTTAATGTTTTTTCTTTTGTATTCTCTCTCTATTTGTTTAAATAATCTTCTAGGATAAAAATAATTTCTATTTATAGATCCTTCATTTAATTCTTTAGATAATTTTCTAGCATCAATAACTCTTTTTTTCATACGACCCTCGTATCCTGAGTAAGGTATATTAACTCCTCTTAAAAGTTTGTTAGAGTTTTTAGAAGATATACCTCTGTCTTTCATTATCTTTTTTAATTTTTGTTTAGGCACACCCATTGTTTGAGCATCTTCTAACACTTGATAAAAATCTCTATTAACTCTTAGGTTTTCTTCTTGAATATCTTTAAATTCTTCTGCTAAAACTTCTGGTCCTCTTTGTCTAAAATCTTCTAAACTAAAAAATTTTTCTGTAGCTGTAACAGATCTTTTGTTGTTATTATATTCTGTGATTTTATATTGCATGGTTCGTGGTGCATCTATATTAATAATTCTAATACCTGATAGTAGAGCAAGTATTTCATCTTGTAGTGATACGGGTTGGCCACCTCTTTTTACATCGCCTTGTAAACCTTGAACAAGTTTTCTTCCTGTTGTAACTGCTCCTGGTTCTATACCTTTTAATATATGTATAAAACTTTTTGAAATTTTATCACCAGCTGTATCTGTTTTTGAATATACTTTTGAACCCGTTTTAGTTACACCACCTCTATTACCCAGTCCTACTTCTGCTGGTAATACATCAGTAAATCTTTCAAGTGCAATTGATTGAGTAATAAAAGGATCTAATAATGTTCTTAAAGGTCCATCTTGATCAAGAGCTTGAGCAAGTAATTTATCTCCTACATCTTGATCTCTAACAGTCCCTTCTTGCCATTGTTTAAATATAGCTTCAACTGGTTTTGTTACTACATCGTACGGACTAAAGTATGAGAAGTTAATTGCTTTACCAACACCTTCTTTCCATTTGTTAATAGGTATAATTTGTGCTCTCTTTTCCCATGGTGCTGATAGGCTTCTTTTATATGCCTCTATTTCATCCATTGTTACACCAGTTAATGCTTGTGCTGTCTTACCAACAGCGAGTCCCGTTCCAGATAATGTTACGTAAGCACCTAATAATCTTCTAAGACCCATCTGTCTTAATTTAGGATTTGCTGATGTTGCTTCTTTAGCACCTAACTCTATAATATTGTATGTAGTTCTTATCATTTCTGCTGGGAAAGATACGAAATTACCAAAAGGTAATTTTCTAATTGACTGAACAAACTCAGGAACTTTACTGTATGTTGGATACGTATTTCTAATATACCATGCTGCAGCTTCATCTACTGCTTCATCAAATGTTTTTAGTTTACCTGTAAATGTATTTTTAGGATCAAACTTTCTACCAACTATTTCATCATACCATTTAGCAATATCACTTGTTTTACTATATAAACCTCTTAGTTGTGATTTTACATATTCATGTCCATACCATTTCCACATGTTATCACCACCTGCGTATACTCTAGCAGCACCTTTACCAAATTTACTTATTGTTTCTCCAGTTTTTTTAAGAACTGTGTCATCAAATGCAAACTTACCATCTGATAATGCTCTTATAATTTTATCCAAACTTGTTAGACCTTTTGTATTTTTTATTTCTTGTAATACTGCTTTAAGTTCTGAAGCTACAATATTTTCATCTAGAACACCAAGACGTATTTTATTTTCTACATTTTTAATAAATGTGTCTTCATCTATAACTTTCCCTGCACCAAATATATCATCAATTGTCATTTTTAATGATTCTGATACAGATGCTCTACCACCTATGTGACCATTAGCTAATGGAAATAAACTTGCAGATGAAACGTTACGCACTTGTGTAACAGGTGATAATACAGTCTTACCATATTGTGCTGCTACTTTTAATTGTAATATATTTCTATATACACCGTTTTGTATCCACGTATCTAAACCTTTTCTTGTTTGTCTAAACACTTCTGTAAGTTCTGGTGTTGCATATAATTTAGACATTTCACTTTTAAGTAAACCTAAACTTTTTACATCACCTATTTTTTCTGCATCTAAATATCTTTTAGCTTCTGCCGCTGCCTTACTTCTAAACAACCAACCTTCATCTAAACCTATTCTAGCTAGTTTATCAAAAGATTGTTTATTAACAGCATGTGTTATGGCATGTGATGTAGTGGTTAACACTGAGGCTTTTAAATTATCTTCTTGTCCTAATAATTTTTTAATAGCATCAGGCAGTTCTTCACCAGTTCTTATTATTCTATCTGTTCTTAAAAAATCTTTTCCTGCTACATTTCTTAATACTTGTAACGGATCTGCACCATCCTGCTTACCTGCTTTTAATATCTTATCTGTTAAAGACTCAGCCATCTCATCAATAGCTTGTTTGTCTGTCATTTTACCAGTCTTTAATGTTTTTAGAGCTTCTCCTCTTAAATCTTTGTTTGCTTGTACAACATTTTTAGCTACCCAGTTTACTGCACCATCATATATTTTTTTATCTGGTTGATAGTTGGGGTTTGTAAAAATACTAAATGATTGTCTCATGTATGTTTTTAAATTATCTAACATGAAATTTTTAAGATCGCCTTCAGGTAATAAATCCGCAAATTTTTGTTTTATTTGTAATAATTCATTATTTAAACTTTTTGCACTTCCCTGTAGATCAGGTGCTACAGATTTTAATTGTGCATTACCTTTTAAGTAAGCAAGTATCTGATCTAAATAATAATCTTGACTAGCTTCTGATGTAGTTTTTGTATTGTGTTTTGTTTCAAAATCTTTTGCAAGATTATATGCTTTCTTTTCAATAGACTCTAAATATTTTTCTATAGTTCTTGATTGTGCTTTTATTTCTCTTTTAGCTTCTGATGATATTTGATAACCAAGTCCAGTTAGTTTTCCTTGTGATGTAAACTTTTCTAAAAAACCAGAAAGTTTTTTTAATCTTCTTTCTAGAGGGTCTTTGCTATCTCTACTAAATAATTTCCATTCTTGAAACTTAGGTAGTTGTTTTGCTCCAGTGCCTAATCTAATTGGTGCTAATGCTTTATTAACTACAAAAGAACTTGCGTTTCTTAATGCTTTACCTGCAGGAGCTGGTATTGCTTTTGATCCAAGGTACGTGAGCGGTGATACAACAGCCTTGTCTATTGCTTTCAATCCAATACCCGCTACCTTTGCACCAGGTTTAAAGATACCATACTTGAAACCAAGAGCTACTGGTTTACCAACTAAAGAAAAACCACCACCAATTAATGCACCCTCTGTACCAAATCTAACTCTATTTCTTAATTTAGCTAATGCTAAATCTCTACCAGTTAGTCCTTCTGTTTTTTCTTCTTCAACAAACAAAGTTTCTTTATCTGGAGTAGATGCAACAAAATCTGTTGCAGCGAGAGCACTAGACATATACCCAGCTCTTTTTGCAATCTGTGATGCTTTTTGTAATTTAGTTCCTGTGTCTGCTAATTTTCTATTTCTTTGAAATATTTTAAATCTATTTAATATTTTAAACGCTGCACCACCTGGTAAACCATATTGTGTAAGAACTTTAGTAACTTCTCCTGTAAGTGTTTCAGGATCTTTTATTTTATTTTCTTCATAAACTTTCTCTAATTTTTCTGCAAGATCTGTCCCCACCGCAGCATCAACACCTGAAGTTAATAAATCACCTACAGCATAACCTAAATCTTGAACACCACCATACAAACTTTTTTCTATGTCTTCAAAAAAATCTATATAATCTTTTTCTTTTGCTTCGGAACCTTCTTGTAATTCTTTTATTCTATCTAATTTTAATTTATCAAAAGGATTTGTTGTTAAAAAATTAGATGCAAGATTAGCAAAACCTTTCCAAGTAAACTTTACAGGTTTTTTCTTTTTGTTTAAAACTTCTTTTGCAAGTCCTGTTATGCTTTCAGCACGTTCTATGCTTTTTTCTTTTTGTTTAAAAGGGTCGGCCATTTAACCCTCCTGTGCGATATTCAAACTTACGTTATACTTTTGGTTAAATTCTTGTACGTCTTGTTGATCTCTTATGTTAGCAAAATCCAACAAAGCTTGTTTACTTTGTGAAATAACTTGCACTACATCATTGCTTATAGATTGTGGTAGTCTTGATCTTAATTCATTATAAGATAAATCTTGAACTTGCTCTTCTTCTGCATTAGCTACTCCAGGCATCATTGCTTGACCACCTAAATTGTAACCAGCTCTGCCACCATCTGCATATAATAAATTAGCTAAATCAGGAAATTTTTTTGCAACTTTTTCAGGATCAAATATATCGTTTTTAACACCAGCAATAATAATATCTTTTACAAATTCATCATTTGACATTTTACCTGATATAATTGAGTTATATTGATCATCTTTTTTTTCAATTAAAAGATTAATTTCTTTTTGAACATTTTCTCTTTCTTGAGGACTAGCATTTAATAAATCATTTTCTTTTTCTTTAATTTTATTATCATAAAACTCGTTTGATAAATTAGCTCTTTCAATTCTTTCAAATTTTTGAGATGTTTCATTTGCTTGTTTTTGTTTTTCTTCTTCTAAACTATATTCTGATGCAAGAATGTTTGAAAAAGTATCCGCAGCTTGTTCACCCTTTCTTCTTCTATTCATCATTTGTGCTGCTTGTAAATTTTCAAAAGGTCCTTTTGCAGATTCTGCTGCGGTATTTAAAAATCCAGTAAGACCTCTACCTCTTGAAGGTCTAGACATTAAATCTAAACCAAACGATGTTAAAAATCCTGGACCACCCGCTGCTGAAAAAGGTGATTGTGTTCCTTGTAACTCTTCTAAGATAGGTAATACTTCTTTAGTTCTAGATAAAGATTTTTGAACTAATTCAGCATCTGTTGCTGGTTGTGAATATTTTCCTGGTCCATCAACAATACCTCTTTTTGGTGTATCAAGACCTGATGTAATACCAGTTCCTGTTGAACCACCCATTCTAAACATCGGTCTTTTTAAAGTTCTATTCATTATCCAAATAATTTTCCACCTAAACCACTATATATACCTGCAAGAGTTACTCCTGTTCCTACTGCAGTTTGTAATGGTGATGGATTAGGTACGTTAGTTGTTTGTGTTCCTCCTGGATATCCACCCATGATTCCAGTTACTATGTTTGAAAATCTATCAACCTGTTCTTGTGGTTGGAATGTAGCCATTCTATTTGCTTGTCTTTGTGCATCTAATTCTGCCTGAGCTTGAGCTTGATTAACAGAACCTAGTCTTCCTAATGTTGAAACATCTTGACTTTGTAAACCAGGTAGTAGTCGTGCTAAACCTTGTTGATTTATAAACTGTTGTTGTGCTGCTCTTTGTGCAGATTCTAAACCTTGTTGTTCTAAGTTAGCTTTTAGTCCTGCTCTTTGTCTAGCCATTCCTGAACCAAACTCTGCTAACTGAACTGCTTCTCTACCGCCACCAAATGCTCCAGAAGCGACTGCTTGGTCTCTAATTTGTTGTTCTTGTATTTTTTGATTTCTATCAAACTCGGCTAATGTTGTGTCAATAACTTGTGATTGATAAGGCGACATAAACTGTTGAAAAGCTTGTGGACCTGTAGCAGCTTGTGCTGATTGTAAAAATGGTTGAAAAGAACCGATACCTGATTGTGCTAAAGCTTGTGCTTGTTTTTGTAATGCATCCTGAGCCGCAACAGTTGGAGCAATTCCTGCTAGACTTTGTTTTCTAACATCAAATTGTTCAGCAGCTTTTTGTCTAGCCGCAAATTGATCAGCTGTTTCTCCTGTTAATTGTGAAAGAGAACCTACTCCAGAAGATACTATTGGAACACCTGTTTGTGCTGTTACTTGTTCAGCTAAATTTTTTCCTAATTGTTCTACAAATGGTGCAGGTTTATTTACTGTTGTCTGTATCGCCATTATAATACTTCCTCTAATCTTTGTGATGTTTGAAACATGTTTCTAGCGCCATCTAAGCCTTGCGATTCTTCTGATACTTCACCCCCGGCTTCAAGGTTTTTCATCATGTTATACATGACTTCTGCGCCCTTGTCTATATCTCCTTCACCAGCATTTCTTACAGCATCAGCTGTAAATACAAATTCATTTTTAGATAATCTTGCAGGCACATCATCAGCTCTTTCCATTCTACCCATGTCTACAAAACCACCTGTTTCTCTGTAGTCTTTTTCTTTACCATCCATATCTAATAATGGCATGGTCTTTTTAGCTACCGGTTCTGCTTTCCCACCTTCTGCATAAAACCTATATTGTTCTTCGGGTATATTTAAACTAAACTCATCTTCTTTTTCTGCATCATAAGTGCTTTGAGGTGCACTTAATCCTGCTAAAGTTGAAGCTCCTAATATACCAGATAATGCTTTATTGTTTTTTATAAAATTTAAAAGACCACCTGATCTAGCTACAGAGTCTCCCGCTGTTTTAAATCCTAATGGTTTACCCATAATTAAATTTTTAAGACCTATTCCAGATTTAGTCCCCATCAATCCCTTACTAAAAAAACCTTTGCTTACTCCAGGAATTCCAAATGTTAATCCACCAAGTATAAGAGCTTTACCAAACGGAGATTTAACAACTTTTTTAACAGCTCTTGTTGCTTTCTTAACTAACTTACCTAAGAAATACATCTGTCTTCCTGATTCAAGGTCCATGATTCCTCCTACGGGATCATCTTCTTCTGCCATACCACCATCTGCAAACTGTTGTTTAATAGCATCTTGCATTGGTGATTGTATTGGACCTTCTGATGTTTGATTTAATAAACTAGGTACTGTCATTTTTGGTCCATCAACTAAACCGGTTCCATATCTTTGATCTCCTAATCTAAATCCATCTTCATCAAACAAAGGTTTTTTAGTTTCAAATGCAGGTTGCATAATACCAGAACCAATAGGTGTTGTATTTCCACCACCTTCACCTAAAGTAGATTCAGCTGATTGTAATCTTTGATTTATTTCTTGTAACATTTGTTCTGCAGAAGATACATCACCACTTAATTCATTTAGTCTAGGCATAATCCCACCTTGTTGAGCACCTATTCGTCCACCATCTGCCATAAATCTATAAGGCACAAAAGGATTATCTTCTTCTTGTTCCGTGGTGCTTGATCCTTGGTTCATTGTAGAATCTGGTATAATAATATTGTTGTTATCATTATCTTGATCTATAGGATTTCCATACGCATCTATTTCTCCTAATGATCTTTTATTCATGTATTTATTAAACATTTTTTCTTGTTGAGAAATTGGTAATGAATTAAAATTTTTAGGTGCTATTTTTTCTAAAAAAAAATCTCTATTATTTAATGGCCCTGCCATAGATGCTATTCTTCTTGCAGCTCCAATACCAGGAACAAAATTTAATAATTTATTAAAATTATTTTCTCTGTTTCTACTTCTAAAAACTTCTACAGCTTCCTCAGCTCTATCTTCAGCTTGTCTTGTAGCAAGATCTCTTAAATCTTGTTTTCTTTGACGTTCTGTTATTCTATCAAATTGTCCATAATCACTTCCGGTGTCTCTACTTGGACTACCGCTTTGAGGACTGCCACTACCTATAGTAGCTCCTCCTGCAGGACCTTGTCCGTTTTTATAAAGTTGTCTAGCTTGTTGTGCTCTTGTGATGGCCATTTTGTTATTTTATTTGGTTTTTTCTTCGTCGTCAATACGTTTTAAAGCTTCTAATTGATCATAGAATCTACCACAATATTGATGCTCCCCTACATGGGTTATATAATCTAGCACATAAATATGAACTTTACCACCCATATCTGTCCACCTTTGACAGAAACCAAAGTCCTCACCAAAATAACGTTTGGTTTTTAAATCATGTAATGTATCAAATAGATTATAAAAATTTTCTTTTGCTGTTTCTTTGCCGTTAACTATGGTTGGCTGATATATCTGTAATTCTGGGTGATGTTTTATCATTTTTTCTATAACTTCTCTTTTGATTAACATGCATCCGGTTGGAGCATGACTAACCTCTATAATACCATGGTTTATATTTATTCTATCTTTGTTGTCCATCTTTAATGGAAAAGAGTAACCTGCCTTTAACAAATCATCTCTTGTTTTTATTAGTTCTGTTTGATGTAATTTTGCCCACATTCTATCTGTATCAATCATTTTCATTGGATAAGGACAAGCAATGACATCCTTGTCAGCTCCTATCATTTTAAATATTGTCTTAGATTCAAAATCTATATCTGAATCAATAAACAATAAGTAATCATAATTATCAGCATGATTAATAAATTCTGCTACACACAGGTTTCTACCTTGTGTAACAAGTGATGATTTTAACAAACTAAAACTAACCAATATATTTTGTTTCATACATTCCATTTGAAACTTTAATACAGCTTGGGTGTAGTGCATTGAAACCTCACTATGACAAGGAGTACAGACCATTATCTTAGCTATTGGTTTTCTATCTAGATTTATCTCTATTGTTTCAGGTTCTACTTTATCGTGATTTATTGTCTGATATGTATCTTCATTGAACCAGATAGGTTTATTGTTTTGCATCTATTGCTCCTTGTAAAAATCTAGTCCAGCTTTTACCTTTTATTTTCCAGTTGTAAAAATTGTTAACAAAATTTTTTTGCATTTTTAAATGATCCTTGATGCTTGATTCGTGTAAAGATAGTGCAGCAATATCAATACTTTTTGCAAATTTTTTTGCTAAACTTCTATAATCATTAGAGTAAGGGACATACATTGGAAACTCAGAACCTGTTTCATAAAGAGCACCAAAATTTGTTGTTATACAATAAAGACCTGCAGACATAGCTTCTAATAAAGATATACAAGAAGTTTCTTCCCATATACTTGGATAAACAAATAACCTGTAGTCTTTCAAATGTTTTTTAATATATTCATTTGATTTGTATCCAATATAATTAACATTAGGTAGTTGTTTTGCTTGATCATATAGCTCATGATAATAATGATCATTATGGTCATAAAAAGATTTACCATATACCTCAGTTGAAGAATACACGTCTAAACTAATTGATGGGTTCTTAACTAACTGCATGGCTCCTAGTAATACAGATAAACCTCTCCATGGAGTGCAGTGGTGTATTATTTTTATTGGGTCTTTTTTTCTATATGTAGTTGAGATAGGTTCAATATTATCTACACCATTTTTAATAACCAAACATTTTTCTGTAGGTAGATCAAATCGTTTTGTAAATTGTTCAAAGTTCCAATTAGAATTAAACACATACCAATCATACTTGTCATGGTTTGATTTATTTTCAAACCATGGTTTTAGGTTGGGTTGATCCCAAGAATTTTTTTGCCAAAGAATATTTACTTTATCTTTATGTAAAGGTATCTTTTCTGGAACAGATGTACATATTTGAACTTGATCTAAAAGTTTAGAATCAACATGTTTTTTTAAATATTCAAATTGTAACTCAGTCCCCCCTTTAGGGTTTTGGTTCATTATCTTTTTTCATAACTTTCTGTAAAATCTCTAAACCTTTTGGAGAAACCTGCACAGTTACATCTTGCACGATATCCTCTCCTTCTTTTTTTTCTTTAAAGACCTCACCTGTTTTTGTATTTCTGTATGTTACAACAGTTGTACAATTAATTTTTGCTATATCTTTATCCATTTTCTTGAGATCTATCTACCAGAAGATAACTTATTTGTCCAGTAATCTCGTTTGCTGTACCTGCTTGTAGTTTTAAAACATCTCCACCCTCTAAATTTATAGTGCCCTTTAACATATTTTGTGTTTCTTTATTAAGTTCTTCATAAGCAATCTTAACATCTGATCCACCTACTTTTTTTAAAACTAAATGCACGTCTACGTTGCTGGCTGTATCATGAACAGCTTGCACTGTTTTTACAATAGCTATTGCAGACGTAGCTATACTTAATGTTGTTGTTAAGTTTGTTGTAGTTAAATCAAATGTAGCGTTTTTATATTGTATTGTCATGACATAAAATAATTAAATACATCTTGTTCTTGTTTTAAATCTTGTTGAAAAGCAAAATTAAGTTGATTCTTTACAGTATCAATAGATTCTATTATCTGTCTTTGATTTTCAGAACTATACTCTTCTTGAGGCTCTGGTATATATACACTTATTTTAGCCATTATCTACGTCCATCTGGTTGTGCATCAAGTCTAAATGTTCCATAACGCCATGTTTCACCTACAGCATCGTTTTCTATTTTAAGTGAAACTAATCGTCCTCTAGCACGTGTGTCTATTTTATCAGTAGAAGCACTAACTGTAAAGGGTCCAAGAGATGAACTAGTAGATGTATTATTTGGATAATCATTTACAAACAATGTTATTTTAGAATTACCAGAGATTAATTGATAGTCTGGTATGAATCTTTTTACAGACATAAAAAATTCACCATCACCTCTATAGTTAACAGCTCCTGTTGCTTTCCCTGATCTATTTACTCCTGCAGTTATGTCAAAATCACCTGATCTAATAAATGCATTAATAGATGTGGTGCCGGAAGAATTTACTTGATCAGTTCCTTTTTCATGTTCATAATATGTGCTAGAACCTGCTGTATTTGTAATTCCTTGTATATCAAAAACAGGAGTTGCTGTTTTATTATATTCTGTTGCATAAGGTAGATCAAACACCCCTTGATCCATGTATGTAGATCTTGCAAGAGAACTAGTTGTCCAACAATTCTCACCATAATTATATGAAACACATCTATCTATTTGTGTAGATCCGGCTTTAGGATAAAACCAACTAACCTCATTATATAAACTATTATGTTCTGCATAAGTTATTCCTGCAGCAGTGTAATTAATACCTAGATTATCTCCTCCTGTTGTAAATACAAAATCCTCTACAAGACATGGAAGAAGTTTAACTGTACCATCATAAACAAAAAATCCACCTTCACCGGACATCCAAAAAACACTACCGTTGGAATAACTCAAAGCGCTCTGTCCAATTAATCCGCAGTTAGTACCGACTTGTCTTATACTAAAAGTAAAAGGTGCTCCAACAAATTGTATAATGTAAGCAGCACTATCTGTTAAAACTAATGTGTAATCTTTACCTTGAACAGCTCCTCTAATCTCGTTACCTGTATCTAGTCTAAAAGTACCTGAAGTATTTGTTGCTTTTGGAGTATACTCGTTTAGATTTTCTTGATCAGAAAATCTAATAAACATAGGATCTTGTGTTGATGTATCACCTATAGTTGTCTCTGTTCCAAAATGAAATACATGTCTATCTCTATCAGACACTAAAGTAAATCTACTTGCTGTTGGATTAGCTGACGTAGAAAAACCAGATGTTGATGTAGAGGCTCTAATTGTTCTGGCATTAGTTGCTCCTGCATTCCATGTAAATGTTTTACCATTGTGCACAGTTGCAATAAGAACTTCACCAAAATTATCTAAAGACCAAAGACCTGGATCTAGTGTTACGTTAGTAGTTGCTCTAGGTGTGTTCCAAGTGCTAGCTCCCCATGTAGATGTACCCCAACCATAACCAGGAGTTTGAACAGATGGACCAACTGTTATGTATGGATTAATTGTTGCAGCACCAGTAGCACTACTAGCTCCTGCAGAGTTTGATGGCATTGTTATTTGAAAAGTATTTGATTGTGAATTTAAAACTTCAAAAGAATTATCTGTAAATAAAGTAGTAGCATAACCAGAGTTCGTAGGACTAGTCACACTTGAAAAAGTTATATATTCACCATCAGATAATCCATGACCTGTTTTATTGACTGTAACTGTAGCAGACCCTGATGTTACTGTAAAAGTTGCTCCTGTTATAGCTGTATCTAAAGGAGTAATATCAAAAAAATTTCCTCCATAATATAAAAATAAACCTTTGCTTGTTCCTATGGCTGCATATTTTTCTCCTGCTAAACTAGAAAAAGCATGTTGTGCTCTAGCTGCACCAGGTAAAGTATTTGATGTAATTTGTGACCAGCCACCTATTTTTTCAGGAAGACCATATCTAAATCTAACAAAGTCTCCATCTATCCATTGAGACTCTGCTCCCGACTCTGTGACTTGTTTATTAAAACCAGGCTTGAAATTTAATTTTTGTAGCATATAATGCCTTATACAATAATTTTATATATAAAGAAAGTAACATAATAATGAACGATTTAGAAGCAATTGTTAAGATAAAAAGAGAAATTAATATAAATAATTTTATAGGTGTGTATGATAATTATATTTTACCTGAAGAGTGTGATAGAGTCATTAAACTATTTGAAGATCAAAATAAATTTAACAATACAATGGATAGAATGTCTTCTGAAAACTCGCCTATAACACAAAAACAAGATAAACAGTTTTTTGCAAGTCCAAGTAATTTAAATATTTGGTGGGAAGATTTAAAAACAATAATAATAAATTATGATATGTCTTGGAAACATTATGTACAGAATACAGGTGCAGGCACTGCTTATAATATAGATAAATTTTTTTACACTAATTTAAAAATACAAAAAACATTACCTACTGAAGGTTATCACATTTGGCATGTTGAACATGGAAAAAGTTATGAAACCTCAGCTAGAGCTTTTGTTTTTTCTATATATTTGAATGATGTGGAAGAAGGTGGAGAAACAGAATTTTTACATTTTTCTAAAAGAGTAAAACCAAAAAAAGGTAGAATTGTTATTTGGCCTGCAGGTTTTCCTTATGTTCATAGAGGTAATCCACCTTTATCAGGAGAAAAATATATTTTAACTTCTTGGATGATGTTGAGATAATAAATAAAAACTTATGTTTTTATAATATAAATTAATGCTAAATAAGGTTGAACAACTGAGTTTGCACTTCCAGAAAAATTTGCACTTAAACTATGAGTGTGTGTATCCCCTGATCCTGCATTTGCAGCAGTTCCAGTTCCAGTAAGAGGTGAAGAAGCATTATTAGAAATACGTACTGATGCTATCCCTGTTTGACCAGCCTGATTTTCTCCTACTTGTGATCCAATATTTTTATTTATAGTAACACTGACAGGATTGTGTGTATGAGATGGAAGTTGAGCTGTTGTCAAAGCTGTGTCACCAACGGTACCAGAAACACTTCCAGAATTTGCAACTGTATTAGCACCACCTGTAGAAGCTAAAGCTTTGGTTCCTGATTTTCCAATTGCTACATTATCTTGTAGATCTGGTAAAGTAAAAGTAGATGAGCCGTCACCTGCACCATAAGTTGTGCCTATGGCTGAAAATAAATCTGAATAAGTTGATCTTGAAACAGCTGCTCCATTACATTCTAAAAAACCTGAAGGAACTGAAGACTTTGACCAAGGTACAATAGTTGCTGTTGGAATTCCTCCTACTAAAAGAGTTCCTGCATTGATCATTTCTGTTCCACCTGAAAACAGTGCCATTATGAGTCTCCTTTTACCTTGGATAAATTAATTTTAAATTTTTCTCCAGATATATTGTTTATCATAAATATATCGTTTTCACCTTCTTGTAAAGTCCAGTGGCCTTTAGTTCCATCGACCACGTTACCTTTTTCTTTAAATCTATTAGTAAGATGTAAGTCACCTGTATATATGTCTCTAAAAACATTATTGGAAGCTCCTAGATCATAAGTATCATTTGCACCAGGTAAGATATGACCTGAAACTCTTAAAGCACCTGTTGAACTTAATGCTTCTAAAACATTAGTTCCATCAGAATATAATATTTTTTTACCTTTATCAGCTGTGCCCCAAGTAATGCCTGTTCCAGAACTTGTTTTAAAAGTTACAGTATGTGCTCCACTTGTTGCATTTTCTACAATATAAGTTTTTTCAATAGAATCAGGAATAACTACATTAACATTTCCTGATATAGTTCCTGTTAATTTTAATACTTGGTTTTTACCGTTAGATAATACACCATTTGAAAAAGTTAAGGTAGCACCAGATGCGGCGCTAACAGTGTCAAAACCACCTATAGCCTGTTCTAAAATTTGTAAATTTGTATTAGTTATCTGACCCCATGTTCCAGAATTATCTCCTGTTGCTTGAACTGTAAGTTTTAAACTAGCTGTCGTAGTATTTGCCATACTTTATATTATAGTTATATTTATATTGTAAATCAAGCTACTTCTTTCCATGTAGATGATGACCCTTGATTTACTTCAGTCCATGTACTATTTGAACCTTCAGAAACAGGTGTCCAAGTAGTATTATCTCCTGTAGGTACTATTGCCCATCTAATTCCTGCTATACCTAAAGCACTTGTTAACAGTTGTCCAGTAACAGAAACATTTGCATCTGCTGTGACTGTAGCAGAGTTTAATGTTAAAGTTGCTAACTGACCAGTAACAGGAACATTTGCATCTGCTTTAACGATTGTTCCAACTGCTAAAGCAGCAGTCATTCCAATACCAGTTACTATTGCGTCTGGAGCTGGGTCAACAACTCCTAAATTAGAATCTAAAATATTTCCAGTTACAGAAACATCAGCGTTAGCTCTAGCTATAACAGAATCTAATGTTGCAGTTGCTAACTGACCTGTTAAAGAAACATTTGCATTTCCTACAAAAACTGTTCCAACTGCTAAAGAAGCAGTCATTCCAAGTCCAGTTACTGTTGCATCCGGTGATGGATCAACAATTCCTAAATTAGAATTTAAAAGATCTCCGGTTACAGGAACATCAGCACCAGCTCTACCAATAGCTGTTCCAAGATTAGAAGCTATTAGTTGACCTGTTAACGAAACATTACCTGCACCTACTTGAGCAGTGGTACCTAAGTTAGAAGATAAAGCTAGGCCGGTTACTGCAGCTCCTGCACTCCCACTTATAGCTAATGATGCAAAAGGTGCTTCTGCAAATGCTGTTAAACCGAAAGCCATTACTTAGACTCCTAGCTAGCTGTATATGCTTTACCTGCAGTGATAGCTGAGTTAGCGGAAGTCATATCTTCACTTCCCCAATCTTCTTTAGCAACCATTAATTCTAAGTGCTCAACATTTCTGTCAACTGTACTTTGTCTATCTTCAGCTGACTCATCTGCCATTTGAGATCCATCAATTATAGCATTGATTAAATCTACAGAATGACCCATAGCTGTATAGTCTTGTGCCAATTGTTCAGCGTTTCTTACTTCACTCATATTGTTTTCTCCTTATTTTGTTGCACATGCAACAGTTTTGGTCTTATCTAATTTTTTAAAATTATCGATAATTAATCTAGGTTCTACCATATTATTTCTTGGATCACTATCAATAAATTTAGATTCGTCCCACTCTTTTTCCATGTGAAAATGTAGATTTTTATTGTGAGAATAACCAAACTGCGTCCATCTAGTTGACCCCCAGATAACTACCCCATGTTTTTCTGCTGATGCTGAAAAATGCTGTAAGCAACTATCGATACTAATAAACCCTTCAGCTCCTTTTAACATTTCATGAATCAGGGCCCAGTGTAAATCACATCCAATAGTACCTTCAAAATGAGGTTCGTTAGGTAAAACACAATTTATAATAGTTGTATCTTTGTATTCTTCTAACAACATATTAACAACCTGTTGGGCAAGAAATGGTTGATAATTTCTATTTGGATTTATGTTTTGATATTGAACGTTGCTTCCATAATTCCAATTAGATTGACCACCACTAAATTGAATCATTATGTACTTACCAATATTATTATCACCTAACCATTTGTTAACAGATGCTTTATGCTGCTCTGTGTATAATTTAGGAGTCATTGATTTATCATACTTGACACCGTGATGCTCACAATAACTTTCTATAAGATGTTGTTTACCAAATTGAAAATTAGATTTGTAAGGTTCTGAATAATATATATTATCAGATGCCATGATCCTTGGATCACTCAAAGGTAAAGTTTGTTCTAATACAAGTTTAACATCAGGATTGTTTGCAAAACAATCGATGTAAGGTGTGTATATCTGCACCTCTGATTTTTCTTTTAATTTTGGCAGTAAAGCAGTAAATGCAGCACATTTACCAACACCACCTTCTACGACGTATGTATTTAACATTACATTTCCTTTCATTTTTCAATAAGTTATAACAAAAATAATTTATACTTCAATATCCTATTTTTCACCTAACATATCATTCCATACAGCTTGTATTTCATCTGTTGTTGTGGCTGTATTTACTTCACTTGGTAGGTCTCTTAGTGTTTGTTTATCGGCGACAATAGAGGTAGTATCTTCACCACTTTCATTTGCTCTCATATAATCAACATCTAATTTTTCTAATGCGGGTTTTCTTGCAACTCTTATTTTATTTTTCCAAATATCTTTAGCTTTTGAAATATCTATTGTGATCATTCTCCGACTCCATCTGTTAATTCTGATTCATCAATAGTCCAGGCATTTCTAAAAGTTCTGTCTGTAGGAATAACACTGTCATCTACAATTTTATATGAAAAACCAGTAGGCACATCTTTTTTAGCTATTTCATCAATTGTCATTGTTTCTAATGCTTCTGGTGTTGGTGTTATGATTGATATATCGCTATCTCTATTTGGTAATTTATTTTTATATATTATTTTACTCATTGTTTCTCCTTAACATTATTCTACAAAAATTACATTTATTTCTGGGTTATCAGTAAAAGCGTTGGTAGCATCATTATAAGTACATACTTCACATCTACCATCTTCTTTAGTACTATCTGATCTACCCATACCAAATCCATTAGCAATCGAAGTATTATTATTTATATCTCTAGCTGAACCAGCAACACAATAGTTAGCGTCATCTAAATCATTTGTGAAATTAACTATATATTCTCCAGTTCCATTATCAGTAACACTACTTACGTTAGCACTATTTGTTACAGATACTGTTCCAGTTCCATCGAAATTGACGTATGCTTTAACTGAACCTACTCCGCTACCACCAACTAAAGCACCACCACTAACTATGTTGACACCATTACCCATTCTAAGAGTAGTAACATTAGCATCTCCAAGTGTAATCTCATTGGTAGCTGTTGCAGACGATGCTTGTGCGTTGTGACCTAGAATAGTTAGATTCGAACCTGTTGTTACTGTATTACCAGCAGCTTCTCCAAGAGCTGTATTATCTGAACCTGATGTATTACTAGATAAAGCTGAAGCACCAATACCTGTATTACAGCCACCTGTTGATAATTGTAAAGCTGAATATCCAAAGGCAGCATTATTACCAGCTGTAGTACCAGTACAATATGCTCTAGCACCAACAACAGTATTACCAAAACCAGTAGTATTTGCTGTACCAGCACCCCAACCCACATATGTTTGATAAGCTCCTGTAGTAGTATGTTCCCCAGCGGCACCTCCAACAGCTGTACTACGAAAAGTTGTTGTTGCTTGTTGAAGTGCTCTTGTTCCTATTGCTGTGTGTTGGTTACTAGTGTTACATAACAAGGCTTGAAAACCTAAAGCTGTATTACATACTGCATCTGTCTGAGTTCTTGAAGAACAAACACCTATTGCTGTGTTACATCCTCCTGTAGTGTTAGCAAGAAGTGTTTGAAAACCAACTGCTGTATTGCTTCCCCCTGTCGTGTTAGCACAAAGTGCCTGAAAACCTAAAGCTGTATTATTACCTGCAGTAGTATTACAAGCTAAAGCATGTGTACCTAATGCTGAATTATTGAAAGCTGTAGTATTACATCTTAATGCAAAAAATCCTAAACCAACATTTCTTTTGCCAGTTGTATTTGCAGCCAAAGCAAAATAACCCATGCCCACAGAACAATCACCTGTAGTGTTTGATACTAATGCAGCTCTTCCAACTGCTACGTTTGCTTCTCCTGTTGTGTTATTTAATAAAGCACCACAACCAATTCCTATGTGGTCACTTCCTGTAGTGTTAGCACATAGCGCTCTAAAACCTAACGCTGTGTTTCTTGATCCTGTAGTATTAGAACATGATGCACCACAACCTAATGCTGAATTACTACTACCTGTTGTGTTTTCATATAAAGAGACATAACCTACAGCCACATTACCGTCAGCTGTTGTATTACATCTTAAAGCATATGAACCATATGCAGTAACATTTGTTCCTGTTGTGTTAGATTCTAAAGAACTTCTACCTACTGCAACATTATTTTGTCCTATTGTGTTAGCTGTTAAAGAATCTACACCAACTGCTGTGTTAGATGCACCTGTTGTGGTAGCTCTTAAACTATCTTTACCTATTGCTGTGTTGTTGGAAGCTGTTGTATTTAATAATAATGCTTCTAATCCAATTGCTGTATTATTTGACGCCGTTGTGTTAGCACATAAAACATTTAAACCTACACCAACATTAGAGTTACCTGTTGTGTTAGATGTTAAAGCACAAAAACCCATTGCTGTGTTAAAATTTGCTGTGTTACTTAATAATGCTCTACTACCTACTGCTGTATTTTGAGTTGATGAATCAGATGTATTACTTAATGCTCCAAATCCAATCGCAACTGAATCGCTATTAGCATTACCATTATCAAGAGTTAGAGCACCAATAGCAACATTTCTTGCTCCTGTTGTGTTGTGAAAAAGTGAATCATGACCAATAGCTGTATTACAACTAGCTGTCGTGTTACAAAATAATGCGTTTCTACCTACTCCCACATTACAATCACCTGTAGAATTTGTATCTAATGCTTGACTGCCAATCGCTACATTTCTTGTTCCTGTTGTATTAGCAGTAAGTGCAAGACGACCTACGGCTGTATTATGTTCACCTGTTGTATTAGTACAAAGTGATCTAAAACCTACTGCTGTATTTTCAGCACCTGTAGTGTTGGCTTTTAAAGATTCATAACCTACAGCTACATTACAATTTGCTGTGGTATTAGAACATAAAGCATTATTACCTACTGCTACATTTAAAGTTCCTGTCGTATTGGTACACATAGAATCTCTACCAATAGCCACATTTTCATTTGCTGTTGTGTTAGAACCTAAAGCACTTCTACCAACTGCTGTATTTCTTGTTCCTGTAGTATTATCTTCAAGTGCATTTTTACCAACAGCAACATTATTTTCTCCTTCTGTATTTGAAAGTAATGCATCTCCTCCAACAGCAACGTTAAAATCTCCTGTAGTGTTAGATATTAAAGAATTTTTACCTAGTCCTGTATTATGTGAACCTGTAGTGTTAGAAAATAAAGAACTATGACCTACAGACGTATTACAATTTCCTGTCGTATTAGTGTCTAATGCTTGGTAGCCAACTGCTACATTATCTGATGCTGTAGTGTTAGCATTTAAAGCACAAGAACCCACTGCTGTGTTTTGTGTTCCTGTTGTGTTAGCTGTTAAAGAATTTATACCAACAGCTGTATTGTTTGATGCTGAGGTATTAGATTTTAAAGAATGATAACCTATACCTGTATTATTTGAAGCAGTGTTAGAATTTAAAGCACATCTTCCTATTGCGGTATTTGCATCTCCAGAATCAGCTGATAAAGCGGCATAACCTACAGCTGTGTTATACAATGCAGTATCAATTGCATCTCCAGCAAATGCACCAACAGCAACATTTTGTGTTCCTGTTGTGTTAGCTTTTAAAGAATGATAACCAATCGCTGTGTTGTTATCTGCTGTTGTGTTACCAGCTAATGATTGAACACCAATTCCTGTATTATTTGCACCTGATGTGTTAGCTGATAAAGAAAGCCAACCAGCAGAAGTATTATTTGATGCAGTATTTACAATTAATGCTGCATGACCTAGAGCAGTGTTTTGTGTTCCTGTTACATTATCTCTAAGAGAATTTGCACCTATAGAAACATTAGAACCAGCTGTTGTAACAGAATGTTGAGAACAAAGTCCTACAGCAGTATTAAAAGAACCTGTTGTGTTAGCAAATAAAGCACAAAAACCCATTGCTGTGTTATTTGATGCTGTAGTGTTACAACGTAACGCTCTATAACCAAATGCGTTATTACTTGCACCTGTCGTATTAACTGAAAGTGCTTGATAACCTACTGCAGCATTATTATCTGCTGTAGTGTTAGAGAA